ATGGCGGGATAGTTACTACAGGAGCATCAGGAACACTGACACTTACTCCTAGGATAGGAACGACTACAGGAGGAGTTTCACTTGGCGCGTCTGGTGCTCAAACTGTTCCTGTAAGTTTAACTAACGTTCCTTGGATCATAGAATTCTGGCTAACCTATAGAGCCCTATCGTCTACTGCCACAAGTTCTACAGCTGTAGGAACTGGTTACTTTGCCATGTCAGGAACTCTCGCAACTGCTGGATCTGGATGCGTTATTCCTATTGGCGGCACAACAGCCACGGTAGATACCGTATCTGCTCAGGGTCTTTGCATGGGATGGACTCTTTCAGTAGCCGGCTCTGTGACGCCAAAGATGGCGATGGTTCGCGCGATAAACTAATATGGCAACTATCGGTCGCGGCAGGCCGATAGCGCCACGCAAGTTCTTTGAACCTGCTGTCCCTCAGGTAGGGGCTCAGCAGCCAGAGCCGCAAACCTCTCAGTATAGCTACTCCGGACAAGGAGTGGCCGGTGCGTCCCAGTGGTCTGGGACGGCGATCTATACACCGCATCCGAGCGTTCTCAAGAACGCTCCACAGCTTGTCCCGGCCTTTATCACGGTTGCGCTGCAGAGCCCCGAGCAGCAACCCTCGGTATTCTCAAGCCCGCATACCAGCCAGCTATCCAATAGCCCTCGGCTAGTTCCGGCTTTCATTACAACGGCGCTTCAGTCCCCCGAACAGCCGCCCGCGATATTCAAGTCGGTAGACCAGCCGGCGCTGACTCCTCCGCCATTGCGCGGCGCGATCACGGCCAGCCCGCAAGCGGATCCGACGCAGATCCCGGCACAGCTGTTTAGACAGCCTCCGGCTTCTGTAGCGCCGATTTCTGTCCCTCTGGGCCCAGCGACCCAGAATACGCTTCAGAGCCCAGAGCAAGCTCCCAGCTGGGTCCAGGGACAGATGCCGCCGACGGCTTTGCCGCCGGTCATTACGCAGTTCTATGGAAGCCCGCAGCTAGCGGACCTCACCCTACAGCCTACCCTGATTAAGGTAGACGTAGATGCGCTGACGCCACCAGCGCTCCGTAATACGTGGTATGCGAGCCCGCAGTTCGTCGACCTGACACTGCCGGCAAGTATCTCAACGACGTTTATTGCGCCGTTGCTGGTGATGCCGAAGCGGCCAGCAACCTTCTTCAGTACGCCGCAGATCGTAGATCTATCGCCGCAGGGTGCCATTACTGAGGTCTCTGCCTCTCAGATCTCGTTCCTTCTGAAGGTCCCGAACCGTCCTTCGACCTTCCAGTCGGCGCCACAGATGGTTGATTTCTCATTGTATCCAAGCTCTCACTTCGCCGCAACGCCTCCGTCATCAGGTGTTGTGGCACCTCCGCAGCTTCATGTGTATCCACCTGGACTGTCCCTAACAGGAATGGGACGAACGTACGTTTAAAGAGATCATTATGTCAGAAATAGATAAGTTGGACCGTAAGAGAAGCTATGGGACCGTCTCCGGAGATCCTAACGTAGGGTTTATACAGGATGGTCATTCCTACCGTCATGATGGAACCTTGTTTGCCAAAAGCGGAACCGAGCCTCCGGTTGTAGCGCAGGGTCAAGGGACCATTCCTCCCTCTGAATCCACGGAGACGATCTCTGTGCAGGATGCGGATCTGGAAGAGGCCCTGGAGAGACAAAGGAACAAACAACGGTCAGATGCCATGAGAAGAATATGGGCCGCCCGAAAGGAGAAGCTCGATAGGGAGTCCGGTCAGTGACCTGGAGGAAGGACGATCCCCCTGGAAACGAGTCCGGCAAGATAAAGTGGGAAATTGTCAAGTGGACAAGGGGTAAAGGACTGGACGTCGGGTCCGGTATGTGGAAAACCTATCCCCACTTCATCGGCGTAGACAACAAGGTTGATGCCCAACTCTTCAACCAACCCATAAACCCAGACGTTACCATTGATACGGCAGAGAAGCTGGATCTCTTCGCCTCCCAGTCGATGGATTTCGTGTTCTCATCCCATCTTCTGGAACATATCAAGCCGGAGTCAGTGGGGGCCACCCTAAAAGAGTGGATGCGAGTCATCAAGAACCGTGGATATCTCGTCCTGTACCTGCCCGATGAGGACGAATATCCCAAGGTTGGACAACCCGGAGCCAATCCGGACCATAAGTGGAATGTCAACTACGATCGCGTGATCGAATACATGAAGGGTGCCGGATCCTGGGATCTGGTGGACTTCCAGAAGCGCAACGAAGACAAGGAGTATTCCCTGTTCTTCGTATTTCAGAAGGTCGGTTCTGGCCAGCACTTCTCGTATAAGAACAAAGTCAAGCCAGAAAAAACCTGCGGCGTAGTGAGATACGGTGCCTTCGGAGACCTGATCCAGACCTCCTCTATCCTGGCGGCTCTCAAGAAAGAGGGCTACCACGTCACGTTGTATACGTCTCCTCCAGGAGACACGGTGGTCAAGAACGACCCGAACATCGATGAGTTTTATGTTCAGGACAAGGACCAAGTCCCCAACCATCTCCTGGGAGAATTCTGGGAGTGGCACCGTAAGAAGTATGACAAGTGGGTTCAGCTGTCGGAAAGCGTAGAAGGGTCATTTCTTGCCCTTCCGGGACGCTCCATCCACGAGTGGCCGCCGGCTCTACGCCACAAGCTCCTGAACAAGAATTACCTGGAGACCATGCACGAGATCGCAGGCGTGCCTTACGAACCCAAGATGCGCTTCTATGCCACCGAGGACGAGAAGCGCTGGGCCAAGAAAGAGCGCGCCAAGATGGGCCAGTTCTGCATCGCATGGCCTGTAGCAGGTTCTTCGGTCCACAAGACGTGGCAGGGTCTGGATAACGTCATCGCCTCCTTGATGCTGGAGTTCCCGCAGACACATGTGGTCCTGATGGGCAATGATGCTGGCAGGATTCTACAACAGGGCTGGGAGAAGGAGCCTCGTGTCCACATGACTTGCGGGGAGTGGTCTATTCGGCAGTCCCTGGCCTTCATGGATGTGTGTGATATGGCCATTGGACCCGAGACGGGCGTGATGAACGCAGCAGCGCAGCTGTCCTATCCCAAGGTCGTCATCCTCTCTCACTCGACCGACGAAAATCTGACCCGAGACTGGGTCAATACCCACGTTCTGGCATCTGACAACACGGTATGCCCTGGGCGGGGAAACAATGAAGCTCCTGCCTGTCATCAGCTCCATTACGGATGGAAGCATTGTAAGAAGACAGACAATGGGGTAGCGCAGTGCATGGAAGACATCACGGTTGAATATGCTTGGCGTGTCATCTGGCACGTCGTCACCTGGGCAATGGAAAAGGCGGCTTAACATGGCATTGAGTGGTAGCTGGGTTTTCGGGGTAACCCGCGACGATATCATCAAGGAGTCGATGCAGAATGTCGGCGCTCTAGGAGAGAGCGAAATCCCCACTTCACAGGAAGTGACCGACTGTTCTAGAAAACTCAATATGATGGTTAAGCAGTGGATGGGATCCCAGGATTTTGCGCCGGGCCTCAAGATGTGGGAACGCCAGAGGGGTGAGCTGTTCTTGACCAGCTCCCAGGGCGTCTACGAATTGGGCCCCAACTCACCGGATAACTGGGCCGGTTCCGTCAAAGGCCAGAATAATTCACAGCCCTACGGCCAGACTATACTGCTTCAGGCACAGAATGCTGGAGACAACTCGTTCTTCGTAGCCGACGCTTCTGATATGAACGTCGGAGACAATGTCGGTATCTTCATTGGTCCTGATATTTTCTGGAGCACTATAACCAGCGTCAGCACTGGATCCAACAACTTCACTATTCCTGGACCCGGACTCCCGGCTCCGACTTCAGGAAGCAACGTAGTTTATAACTATACCACCAAGGCACAGAGGCCATTGGGAATAGTCACCTGTATTCTACGTGACCAGTTCGGACAGGATACTCCAGTCAATCCAATGACTATTCAGGAGTATGAGGCACTACCTACGAAGACACAGCAAGGGTACGTGTGTGATGCTGCGGCCTTCTATTATGAGAGCCAGTTCTCCACGGACGGAAAGACAGTAACCGGAGGCGGGTTGATCTTCCTGGATATGTTCGGCGCCCAGGACACTAACAAACACTTACATATTGTCTATGTAAGGCCTGTCATGGACATGAATCAGCCCACAGACAATCCTGAATATCCACAGCAGTGGTATCGCGCCCTGTGCTGGGGCCTTGCCCGTGAGATTGCCCCCATGTTCGACTCGGATTGGACCCAGGAAATGCAGGCCAACTACGATCAGTCCCTGCTCATGGCCCGTGAGGGAGATCCAGAGACAACGGCTCTTTATTTCCAGCCCAACGTGGCGGATCCCTACGGAACGTACTAATTGATCAGGCTTAAGACGGTGCCCCTGTGGGGCACCGACATTGTCGGGAAAAGCTTCGCAGTCTCTCGCCAGAGGCGCCTCAACGTCTACTTCGAGGTTCGAGAGGATCACGACAAGACCAGCATAGCCATATTCGGCACTCCTGGGCTTCTTCCTCTCTTCAACACTACACAGAACGGACCTGTCCGTGGCTGGCTGGGA